ATCCGGGTCATACACTGTCACGTGATCGTCCCTATCACGGAATGCATTTGTTACTTTCAGTTTCATTTGTTTCTTTTACTTTATGGTTACTAAATTTATCCTTCTGGAAGGCTGGTATCCTTGTAGCCGCTCATCATCACTGCACCGGCATCAACCTTTTTAGGCATGCAAATAAAGTAGTGGCGGAAGTTGATGAGTGAACGCTGGTTCTGCGGATCCGTCGATGCCTCGCTGTAGTACATCTTCGTAGAACCTGTAGCCTTGAAGACACGTGGCACATAGAAGGCGAAAGAGCACTGGAACTCACCGGTTGCCGCACTCGCGCCAACATCCTTTTTCTTGCCCACAGTAGTGTACAGCGGGTTATTAGCAAACTCATAGATGTCAAAGCCGTACAGCCTGCCTACCGTGCCGTCATTGCGGTTGATGTTGTACTGCTCCTTGAACACCTGGGATACTTCCAACAGATCGTTCGCATGGTCACTACAAAGCACGAGGCGACGTCCCTGGGTAGGAACTTTCAGTTTGTCCATCGCACGCTTCAGGTTCAGCAGGTCTGTCGGCGTCATCTTCAGGCGGCCAGTTACCGGATCGCGCTTGCCCGTAGTCTTCAGTACTGGCGTGGTGGCAGTGTCTTCTTGCGCACACAAAGCGTGGGCAGCCTTGGCAAACTTCCCGTCATTGATCGAATTGCCGTGGCTCTCTTTTACGCGCCCCATCTTGTCATAGCTCAAAGCATACAGTTCGTCGTCAGTAATGGGCGTCACCTTCGTCTGAAACTTGTCCAACTTGATGGCGATATCCTTGTCATCCAAGACCTGCAAGGGGATAGGATAGGTCGTATTGTTGATCAACACATCGGGGTCAACACCTACCTCTACAAGGTGGATGACATCGTTTTTCACGATACTTGAACTGTCTGGGATGCCATCGAGGAAAGTTGCCTCCAAACCACGGCGGAGGTGTTTTACCAGCTCACCCGTCCAGATCTCTGTATAGACACCTGCACGGAGACTACCGGAGGGAGCTGCCTGTCCGATGACGGCCGCAAGTACATTCATGCCGACGACACCTGTCATAGGAGACACGCCTGCAGCGACGGCAAGTGTACCGCCTACCAAGCAGTTCACGAGAACCGCCATAAACATTGCAATCATTCTTGTCATTGCTTTTTGATTTTGTTGTTATACATGTTAAATTTCACATTCAAAGCCATATTCAGCCTTGAAAAGCTTCTTATACTGAGCTGGGTTCTCCGTACGAAGCTTCTCTAATTCCGCGGTAGGCACCTCACTCAGCTTTTTGTATTCGGCATTTCCTCCAGACGGAGCTCCGCCTTGATTGCCTACGATGGAACCCAGCTTCACCTGGGGCGACATAGCATCAAAGGTTGCCTTCAGGTCTTCAGCACCGAGCTTCTTTCCCAGTTCCAAGAACTGCTGTTTCTTGTCCTCACCGATTTTCTTCTCTGCCACGGCGGCGTTCACGAGGGTTTCGATACGTGCGGCACGCAGCGTGTCGCATTCCGTACGGAGACTGTCCGCCTCCGTACCTTTGGCCTTCAGCCTTGCCAGTTCTGCACTGATGGCAGCTTCATCGGCATCTTTGGGCAGGCCTAACTCAAGGGCTAATTTCTCTTGATCCATTGTTTTTGTTTTTTGATTGTTTTTATTATGCAGTAGCGGTAGTACTGTGCCGCCATCTTTGCCTAACTCTATGCACTGACCGTCTTTACGCAGCACAATTGCGTCGTCATTAGCACCGATATCTACTAATGAGACCTCAAAGAGCTTACTCTTTGTAATCGTCGGACTACTTTGTCCTGGAACCAGGTATTCAGGGGCTTCGCTCATTTCGATGATGTCAATACCAACGCTCACCATTTTCAGCGAGCCAAACTCCCACTGCTTCTTGCAACGACGGCTCAATTCTGTTGCCTCGTCAAACACCAATTCGCCAGTTATTTCCTCGCCTTCAACCTTAAAATCTTTAACCAAGCCTATTACCTGCCCGCGCTCGTGCATGTAAAGCAACACCGGATTACGATTGTACTGCACAACATCCATCCCTGATGTCAACACACGTGTGCCGTAACTATTCAGGCTCTCATTGCTGATTCTTACTCGTTTCGTTTTACTCATATTTATTATATTTTCTGACAGTCAATTGCCTCATAAATCAGGACCGAGAAAACTTGTTTTAGCTATACCGATCGCAACCAATAGTCTTTGTTTTCGACTGCAATATTACAATAGAACATATTGATTAACAAAATAATAGCGCAACGCTTGCGGTATATACCGCAGGCCTCGCACACTTATTTTTTTGTGACACCGAAAAACACCATTTTTGCACAAGTCTTAATACATTTTTTATGACACGAAAAGATATAGAACAGAAAAAAAACATCGGGAGGTCATTGTACCTCTCCGGAATGGAGCAGACGGAGATCGCTGATCAGTTAGGCGTATCGCGCGTCACCGTTTCCAAATGGTGCACCTCCGAGGGATGGAAGGAAGCGCGCGCCGCAAAGAACATCTCACGCCCAGAACTTGTAAACAAACTCCTGCTTACTATCGACGGCTTGATAGAGAGTGTAAACAAGTCGGAGGATCCAACACTCATCGGCTCACTGGCCGACAAGCTCTCCAAGCTATCGGCAACGATTGAGAAACTCGACAAAAAAGCCAATGTCATCGATGCCATTGAGGTCTTTATGGCCTTCAACCGCTGGATTCAGGACCAGGCGTCTTTCGACCCGGAGATTACGCCCGAACTCATCAAGGCCATCAACAAGTACCAAAACAAGTTCCTCATGGAGCGCATGCAGAACCCCTCAACAATCTAAATAAGGACGATGGCCACGATAGCGGAACTCAAAAAAATGCAACAGGAGTGGCAGGAACACTGTCGTCAGGTGCAAAGCATCACCGACACAAAAAGTCTTGTCCGGGAAAACGCTACGCAGAAAGAGCAGCGCATACGCCGTTTGCAAAAAGACTATGACGCCTTTTGCGAATATTATTTCCCCCATTTCCTCCAGCTGCGCGACAAAACCACCGGAGAAGTCATCCGAACCATTCACAATGCGCCCTTCCACAGCGCGGCGGCGCGCAAGGTCAAGACGACACCCAACCTCAAGGCTGTATTCAAATGGCCGCGAGGACACGCCAAGTCTACGCACATGGACATCTTCACTCCGCTGTGGCTCATGTTCCAGCCCAAGAGGCTCATCAACTTCATGGTGCTCGTCGGCAAGTCAGAGGATAGCGCAAACCGGCTCCTCGGTGACATTCAGGCAGAGCTCCAGTATAACAAACGAATCATCGCCGACTTCGGAAAACAGATGTCTATGGGCAACTGGACGGAGGGGGAATTCACCACCAAGGAGGGGGTATATTTCCTTGCGTGTGGTCGTGGACAGTCGCCACGTGGTCTCCGCAAACGAGAGGCACGACCAGACTATATCGTCATTGACGATCTTGATGACGATGAGCTCTGTCGCAACGAACGCCGCGTGCGCGAACTCACCGACTGGGTGAAAGAAGCCTTATTCGGTGCTCTCGATGTGGGGCGTGGACGCTTCATTATGGTCGGTAACCTTATCTCTAAAACCTCCGTATTGGCTAACATCTGCAAGATAAAAAGTGTGCATGTCTCAACCATATATGCCGTGGACAATGAGGGCAATCCTACATGGCGCGAGAAGTGGACGAAAGAGGAAGCTCGGGAATATGCCGACTTCGTGGGCTATCGCGCTTGGAACAAGGAAATGATGCACAATCCCATCGTCGAGGGAACTGTCTTCCGGCAGGAATGGATACGTTGGGCAAAACGACCGGTATGGAAAGAGTTCTCCGAATTTGTCCTCTATATCGACCCGTCGTGGAAAAGCAAGAAGACCAACGACACCAAGGCCGCCAAACTCTGGGGTAAACACAAAACCTATCTTTGGCACCTGCGCGCTTTCGTGCGCAAGGCCTCTGTTGCCGAACTCGTTCGCTGGTGCTACGACCTCTACGAATGGAGCCAGGAAATCGGCATTGCCATACGCTTTGCCATCGAAGCAAGCTTTATGCAGGATATTCTCCTCGATGAGTTCACCACGGAGGGAGAGATCCGAGGCTATCAATTGCCCATTACCGGCGATACACGCAAAAAGCCTGACAAGTTCCAGCGCGTCGAGGCCATTAGTCCGCTGTGGGAACGGGGATTTGTCTACTACGACCAGACACAGAAGGAAGACCCGGACATGCAGGCGGGAATCGAACAGACGCTCGCCTTCGAGAAAGGAATGTCCGGCAACGATGATGCGCCCGACGCAGACGAGGGAGCTATCTATATCCTTCAAAAAAATACAAGACAACAGATTTATTCACCAAGGTTCGGCAAACGCCCGACCTCCAAAAATCGATGGTAATCATGTACAGACTTATTAAAGATTTAATCTTTGGCTTCCGTTTCAAACGAGCCGTTAAAAAGGCAGATCACTTTCATCATATCACGCACCGTAAATATATGGTGCTGATTATCAATAAGAAACTTGAAGTCTTATCCAAAAAGGAAATAAAGAAGTTTCTGGCGCATGGTATCTTCAGACGAGGTACAACGATAGAGGATATCGAAAAAAAGGCGTTATACACAACATTGTAGGCTTATGTTTATCACAAATGAAGATTATAGAGTGGTCATTGGTGATCAGGCACTTAAGGTAGTGTCTCAGGTCAGTGAGGAGAACCGAGCTAACGCCGAAACGGAGGCCATCGAAGAGATTGCCGGCTATCTCCGCCCGAAGTATAACACAAATGCGGTATTCAGCGCGACAGCTGCCGACCGCAACAGACTCGTAGTGATGTACACCTGCGACATTGCCATCTACCACATGGCTGCATCCACACCGCAGAAGATGGGGATGGAAATACGCAAGGAACGCTATGAGCGAGCCATCAAGTGGCTGGAAGGGGTGCAGGCAGGAAAAATTATACCAGACCTGCCGCTTGCCATTGATGAAAACGGAGACGCAATTGGCATGCCCATAAAATATGGCAGCCAAAAGAAGCAAAGATACAACTGGTGAGCAAACCGCCACAGACATTCAACGAAGTAATAAAACCATGGCAAAAAATAGAAATACAAGCAATAAAGCGCTGTTGCACACGCCTTTCGGCACGTTCTGGCTTGCAAGGGACGATGCGAAACGGTTCCACAAAACGGTGATGGAACTGCAGCGCACAACGGATTCACTCACGAGAAAAGATATAGCCGACTGGCGTATAGCCTGGCAAATGGCCATCAATGTCGATAACCCTAACCGTCAACGGCTCTATGACATCTATCGAGATGTTGATATAGACCTACATCTCTCTGGGTGTATTCAGCAGCGAGAGGGATTTGTCCTATCGCGCTCGTTCAAATTGGTCAATGAAAAAGGGGACGAGGATGAGGAGGCTGCAAAGTATTTCAATACATCCTGGTTTAAGCAGCTTATAAAACTTGCACTCGACGCTAATTACTGGGGGCACTCACTTATCGAGCTTGGAGAGCTGACGACCGACTCCAATGACCGTCTCTCATACAATGGAGTGACGCTGATACCTCGAAAGCACGTCATACCAGAATATGGCCGAGTTATTGCCCAGCTGGGCGTCGACTGGACATCAGGAATAGACTATCGCCAATCGCCTTTTGTTGACTGGCTCATTGAGGTGGGACAGCCTAATAACCTCGGACTGTACCTAAAAGCAGCCACACAGACTATTCCGAAGAAAAACGCGCTGGCATTCTGGGATACCTTCGCTGAAATTTTCGGCATGCCTATGCGCATAGCCCGTACCACCACACGCGACGAAAAGGAACTCTCCAAAATGGAGAAGATGATGGCGGAAATGGGTACAGAAGGATGGGGCGTATTCCAACAGGGAACGGAAATAGAGGTTGTGGAATCTTCAAAAGGCGACGCCTACAATGTCTATGACCGCCGTATTGACCGCGCGAACTCCGAACTCTCGAAACTCATTCTCGGGCAGACGATGACAATCGAGGACGGCTCCTCGCTCTCCCAGTCGGAGACTCACCTTGAAGTTTTCCAAAACCTCATCGAGGCTGACTGCGATATGCTGCGCGACATGGTTAATAACCAGCTCATACCGCGCATGATAAGGCATGGTTTCCCACTCAAAGGAATCCGCTTTGATTGGGACTATAGCGAGGATTATACGCCAGAGCAGCAAGTGGCATACGAGCAACTCGTACTCAACAACTATGAGGTAGATCCTACATATTTTGAAGAAAAATACAATATGCCAGTAGGAGAGCGCAGGCAGCAGCCTTCTATTATTCCCCCTACAGCCCCTGAAGATGATGACGACGATAAAACCCCCAAGGACAAGAAAAAAAAGGAACATAACGCAAAGGAAACGCCTTTTTTCGATTAAGCCCCTCCACCTACGAGGGGCTGCACAAACGCTATGCACGCCTGCTGGACAAGTCCGCACTGCAAGCCACTTTCAGCCGTGAAGAAGAAATAAGGAAGGAGTTGTCGCACCTCTTTGAAGGGATGATGCAGACGCTTTACAAGGTGGATGGATCACAGTTCCGCATTGAGATTCTGGAAACACCCAAGATACAGAAATTCATCAACGCGCATTCCGCTGCGCTCGACTCTTCTTTCCAAAAGGTGGAGATGTCAGAAACAATGCGCCGACGACTTGAACGGTCCAACTACATCTTCTCCGGTATGAAGACCTTCCACGAACTGAATGAGGCGTTCCCGTCGCTCCTTGACGAGAATGGCAATCGAAAGCCGTTCGAACAGTTTTTGAATGACGTTCAAAAGATAGACAGTACATACAATCAGAACTATCTACGGGCAGAATACAATTTTGTGCAGGCTTCTGCACAAATGGCAGCAAAATGGGAGAGGTTCGTACAGGACGGCGACCGCTACAACTTGCAGTATCGCACAGCTGGTGATGACAAAGTACGCCCAGAACATGCTGCACTCAATCGTGTGACATTACCAATTACTGATTCTTTCTGGGAAGAGTTCTACCCGCCAAATGGCTGGAATTGCCGCTGTACGGTGATGCAGGTTCGCAAGTCGAAATATCCTGTAACGCCACACGACGAGGCAATGGCACTGGGGGAGGAAGCTACAGGTAAGGATACCAAGGGGATATTCCGTTTCAATTCTGGAATAGAGCAGAAGTCCGTCCCCGACTACAACCCTTACACCATCAAGCGGTGTAAAGACTGTGATATTGCTAAAGGAGAACTAAAGCTTAAGTTCGTTCCTGACAATGAACTCTGTGCAGCGTGCCAGCTGCTGCATAAATGCGCTGGAGACAGAACAAAGTCTGAGCGGGCAATTGAGCGCATGCATTATCTCCACGAGATGGAGCCATTACTGAAGGTAAAGTACATGAAGCCTATCGAAAACGGCTCCATAAAGGTAGGATTCTCTACACACGGAAACAAGCACCTCTTATCCGACACGTTCGGCAGGTCTTCCGTACTCACGAAAGAAGACTTGAAGAAATTAGGACCTGTATTGGAAAGTAGCACCTTCATAGATGATTCCGTACTGAAATACTCGCGTAAAGACAATATCACACATTTCTATTATTACAAGGCAGAATTGCATGGTAGAACAATACGGTTGAATGTAGCGAAAGAGGTTAAGTTTAGGAAAAATGGTAAACCAAGAACGACATACTACCTCTATTCTATAAACGATATAAACGAAAGCATCAAAGGCGGCGGTTAGGACTCAATTGCCAGGTCACCTCTCCCTTAATGCTTTACTGCTGCAAAAATACAAACTTTATTTATAGACAGCAACAAAAAAAAGAAAAATTGCAGTCAAAATAATCAAGGGAGGGTAGAATAGCCTGTATTGGCTAAAATATACTTATACCCTTATTCGAGCTTCACAGACTGCATCAAGACCTTCCTGTGCATCGCATTATAGTGTGCAGCAGTAAAAGGCCGAAATGGTTACATCATAAGCTTTTTATCGCCACACACTGGTAGCTTTCTATATTCTCGATAATCTCCTCATGATTGTGGTTCGTCCGGCTCTCGACCAAATCGAACTCCATAAAAGTCTCACCTTCCATACAGGTTAGTGCCTTGTGGATTTCCTCCAGCAGATCAAATACCTTTAGGCTTTCCTCTCGGAACTCGCTGCCAATACTAACACTTCCACTCCAGTCCGTTACCACATGCAGGTTTACAATAGGTTCAGCACGGTATTCCACTCCGTTCTGAACTGCCTGCCACTGTATGGGGGCGAACTCTACGAACACCGCGGGACGTTCCCACTGCTCCTCCTGCTCGATGAACTCGACGTTGTGATTCCACAGGTCAATATGCTTGATGGCTCCACCGCTCACTGTCTTCAGCTTATCGCAGAGCATCTTGTATAGTTCTTTTCTCATTTCTCGTTGATTTTAAATTCAAAGTTGATATACTCGGTGATATTCTCCTCAATGATTTCTCGGACGGCTTTCTCCACTTCTGGACTGGTACCCAGGAAACGGCGACGCGGTATCTTGATGATCGTACCGACTTTCTTCAGAGCCATAAACTTCCAGAACTCGGCTTCCTCAGAAAGCTGCACAGTACGTTTGTTATTGCTTCTGCTGCCATCTTTCTTCCTGTCGAAACTTCCTACAGTCTCGTAGTACTTGTGCCAAAAGTAGCCTTTCATCTTCTTCGTTACAACAATCTCCCCGCCCTCATTGTGAATGGCAGCATAGGGTTCGTTCGTAAAGAAGGTAATGCTGTTCTCCGTTGTCCGGCTCTGGATGCTCCTGCGGAGTCGTCCTGTATCGACAAGTATATGGCCTCCCTGGCGTGTGGGACTCTTGCGCCGCTGCCACGCCTCGCCAAAAAATGACTGACGCTCGAAATTTTGATCGAACTCGTCAGTCATCTCCACCCGAATATCATCAAGGATTCTTTTTAAAATACGATGAGTCTCGGATTTCATCTTTACATCCTTTTTTTAATATATTATACAAAGTACGTTCACTGATGCCATACACTGGGTAAATATATCGTCGCCAGATTTCACGATTAGAGAGTCCTGTCTTGGCCCATCGATTATAAATTAAATTTATCTCACACACACGGCGATGATAACTCACTCCTCGACGCTTTTCGTTGTCAACTTTCATGTACTTATTACGATTAATTATAAGACCTTATAAGGACGGATATCCAGGCGCATCTTACAACTCACCAAAACCCTTCCACTGCCTTCACACTGGGGACAGATGTGTATGCTGTTACTACTGTCCGTCTCAATATGACGATAATAGCCTGTGCCGTGACATTTACGGCACAGGGCTATTTTAGGAGACTTAGATACTTCTTGGATCATACACAACTATCCTCTTTCTTGGGTTCTACATAAAATGCCTCGTCCTGTACAACCTGCATGCCACACTTCGCCATCTGCTCATACATGGACTTGCCGGGACCAAGCGGATTGCCGGGTTCTTGAACGGTACCCTCCCTATCTGCAAGCAATTTGTCCTTGGCGATGTCCCAGGTCTGGCGAACATAGTCGGGTAAAAACTCCTTAACTAATTCCAGCGCGCTTGCCCAAGTAAAGCCTTTCAATGTCTTCAGTTTCGGAGTTCCAGTGCGAAAACCGATAGTACCGTGAGCCATATCAAGGCTTTTCTTTTTGGCAAAGAGGTCTTCCTGATTCTCGGTAGCAAAGGCTTGCAGCGTATCAAAAGCTTGTTCTTTCTCTGCGGTGAGTGTTGCCAACTTATCAGCATATTTCTCGCGGATTTTAGCACACTGTAGCTCAATGTCTGCATTGATTTTCTGTACTTGAGCATCGCTCTTTGCGTAGGTTGCAAAAGCTTCGTCAGCCTGCTCGCGATTCACACCCGTAATAATAACTTTCTTTTTTCTTGTTCCCATTGTCTTTTCTTTTTATATGGTTTATAATTTGTGTTCTACGACATCAACAATCTTTGTTTCTGATACGGCTGCAATTTGATAGTCTATCAAGGTTGACTGCTTCATTTTTCGGATCGTGTCCTTGCAGTTGTCAAAAGAGGAAGCCTGTACCAGATAGTAAAAATACTTGGGCATCTCTTTTCCTGTTTTTTCGTCGAGGGTGATAAACTGTAATTTTGCCTTGTAGTATCGGTCGCATGACTCCTCCTCATCAAAGATCACCTCGTTAAACTTCATCGGGTTGATGTTTATAACTTGAATCTCACCAGACACTAAGCTGCCCAGAAATTCCAGAGCTATCTTTTCTGCTTCCCCAAAGGAAAAAGCTTCAATTACAAAACTTTCAGTGACCTTCTTTTCAGATCCATTATCATGCACTTTGTCATAGCGCAACTTTGCTTCAAACCATTTACTTGTTTTTGTTCTCATTATCTTTTCTTTTATAGGTTGATAAAACTATTCTTCGTCTGTCGACCAGTTAAGCTGCTGGCGTTCGTCCTCGATCTCAAAAGAGAGCTGCTCGAGGCAGTTGTCGTACTCTATCTCACTCATGTCTTTCGTGAGTTTTTTGATGTGTTCCATCATTTGCTTTACAAATTCTCTTGGTGTCATATATTTAACTTTCAGTTAGATTATTCAGTTGGACATAAACAAAGGTAGATGCAGACGACTGCTCTTTACTCTTCGGTATGGGGCGTAAACCACCTTTGCGCTTTATCATGCGAAGCTTCTTGATCATCTCGTCGAACTCATCAAGGCTAATTTTTCTAAAAGGCTTTTTGGCAATCCTCGGATGACAGCAAAAGTCATCAACCCGTGTCCAGTCTGTAGTATCAATACCAAGCTGCTGCATCAGCCTCAAACAGATGCTACGTTTACGGCGTAACTCCTTGCGCAAAGCCTCCTTGCGCGTTTCATAGCCAGCCACTTGAGCCATCACGGAACACATCAGTTCGTACTCCTTAATCGTCATCTGACGCAAATGCGTTGTTCTACCGCCTGTATATTGTTCTACAAGGGTTTCCTTATCTGCGCCGGGCAGTTGCTTTAAGAGCGCGTAAAACCGCGCGTAATTAAATCCTTTATCCATAATGCCTATTTTTTATTTTTGATCCGCATTGAGTAAGAAATCAACTGGCAGCAACGTGAGTTTAATATCCTTTCTTACCTGCTCTGGGTCAATATCGTATTTTTCGAAGTTTATTTGCGGTTTGAGAAACTCCCAGCATTTCTTTTTGATTTCCGAAAGAGTATATGCCTCTTTTCCATAAACAAAAAGTCCCTCCAATAATATCTTATTAAATCCTTCCGGTTTAATGACGACAGTAACACGATAATATCGTGGTCCAATATTTACTTTTCCCATAGTTTCTCCTCCTTCCAGTCTTTATAAGCCCTACGGCCATTGGCTACGACCTCGGCCACGCTGCCCTTGAAGATGTCGATGTCAAACAGTGGTTTGCCGTGTACACAGATGTACAGCCTGCCGTTGAATTCCATCACCTGCACGGCTTCACGCGCCTCCGCGTCGAGTAGTGCCTGACGCTCCGCTTCGATACGCTGAGCACGCTGCTCGTGCCACACTTGAATGCGCTTCTTGATTTCGTCTAAAAAATTGCTCATTGTCATATTGATTAAAGATTATACATTGTCCGATGCTTTCCACTCGATATTTATCACGGCATCGAGCTTGCCGCTGCCTCCACAAATCGGGCAGTATTCTTTTTCGGATTGGCCCTTGTAATTGCAACCGACGAAGTAACCATTTCCCTGGCAATACTCGCAATCATGCCCCTTACTCACAATCCTCTCCTCCGTTGTCTTCACACTGGGAGGACGTAGCTCTATCCGTCTTGCTATTTTGCTCATTGCTATTGTAATTTTTCACTGTTTTATTTGATGTCCTTAATACCCCTTCTTCCCACACAACGAAACTATTTCCAGCATCGGAATTAAAGCGTCCCTGACAATAAGCCCTAAAACCTACCACGCGCACCTTCACTCCTGCCTTGTAGCGCAGTCGGAGCGCAGGCTTGCCCAGTGGCTCTCCCTTGGCTTCCATACTGATAAAAATAAAGCTCTTCCGCGGAAATGCTTCTATCAGTTTTTTCGTTTCGGGCCATTCCCAGCCGCTTTCTTGGAAGCTGTCCACAATGATAAATTTCGCACTGTGCCGTTTCTTCAGCCTGATGGTCAAGTCGTCGATAGTGTCCTCTGTTACCACGCGGAACCACCCCTGTCGCTTATCCATTTCAAAGAGTAACAGACGCTCTTGGAAACTTTGGCTGATACCTTCTTCGTAGCTTAAATAAAGCACCTGCCCGTAGTGGGTGAGTTCGTGTGCCAGTTGCATCACAAAAGAGCTTTTTCCGGCAGCACTGGCTCCGCTGATAAACCAAGTGGAGTTCTCTTCGGGTAAACCAAAACTCTCCGCCCAGCGGCCACCCCACGGTAGTGTCTTGTAGGACTTAGTTGCTATCTCCTTCGGACTGTAGGCTCTTTTTACCATTACTCTTTATCTTTTTTTAGTTCGTCGATAAGTAAATCTGCAAGATCTACTGCTACGGCTGTTATTCTTTGTGGTTTTTCAACTGTGCCTGTTCTCTTAGCTATCTCGAGAGCCATCTGATAGACACAAGGCAAACACTCCTTGGCTATTTCATACCTGCGCTGCTCCCAGTCTATCTTGTGTTTATTGGAGTTCTGTACATCCTGTTCCAGACTTTCCATTAGACACTTTTCTTCTTTCTTTGTCATCATGATTACTACTCTTCCGTTTTAATTGACTCTACTTTGTACTTCAAAAAGCCGCGAATGATATGTGGGTAATGGTGAATCGGGCAAGGCTTTCCTACCTCAACTATCCACAGAGGAATATAGGAATCTTTCCATATTTCATTTTGAAATGGACCGGCTTCCTCTACAAGACCAACCTCATTTACTCGTAACCAACGAAGATCTTGTCCTTTATCCTCAAGTGTTATCTTTGTCATCATATCATGCTCCTTTCTTCAGTTTTTCAATCTCTGTGTAAACTCTTCTTAGGCCGCCGCCGCTCTTGCGCACGATTTGTCCGACGTCAGTGCCTTTTGGTGCGTTTACAGTTGCCACCACGCGTGCCTGCTCTAATAAAAAAGCTTTGCGGTCGTCTTCCTGGTCTGGTGTCACACGGCTGTACTTGCCGCCGTAACGGCTAAAAATCTCCGCATAGCCTACTTTCTGATGTTCCACCATCCGGTTTATCTTGGCACGCAGGCCGTCGGCCCCCATCATGTACCAGCCGCAGCACATTTCAGTAGCGTTCCAGAGTGCCTTCAGCTCCAAAAATGCCTCGTATTGTAGGTCGCCAGCTTCGTCCAGCACCACTAACGGCCGCTCCATTGAGCGCAGGTAATACACAAGATCCTCGTAGGTGTCCTGATATTTGCCGCTGATGCCGACACCAAACTCCTGTGCGATCTTCTTGACCAGCGCACGCTTCGTCTTCACCTGGCTGCAGTCAATATATACAGCATTGCGGTGCTCATGCACATACCAGCGCGCGGTGTAGGTTTTGCCGATATTCGGCAGGTCGCAGAGCATCACGCTTAGGCTGCGTTCCTGGCATGCTTCCATCTGGAGGTTGATATATTTAAAGGTCTCTGTCTGAGCTCCTTTCCATTCAATCATCTCACGCAGATTTACATCTAACCTGCGGGCGATGTTCACCCAATTGGCATCGCTCAACGCCTTTTCTGTCTGTCCTTTTTTCAGGCCATTGTAAACACTTGGCGAGATACCCAACGCCGAAGCGTGCTTTGCATCGCTCGGATAGTTCTTACGATTGGCGACTATCGCCTCCAGTATTCGTTGTTTTTGGGGGTTACTAATCATATTATAATGGTATTTTAATGTTATTCTAAATGTCCGCTACTGCTCTGTCAGATGCGCTTGGCAGTGATATTCTTGGCTCGTATTCCAGAGGGGCTGAAACCTTTAACTCCTGTACCTCTTGCTGCGCCTGTTGGCTTGGTTTCAGGATGCCCAATCTGCTAATAGCATTGTCCTCGACATATTTGTTAAACTTGGCTATCTTCTTCTGCTGGGCCACAAACGCGGCTTTATCTTCCTCCGTCTGCTCGGCCATCACACGACTGTAGGTCTGTACTTTCTCAACAGTATCTATATACTTGCATCCTTGATAGATAAATACCTCCTGTGGCGCGCCCTCATCATCTGGCAGGTAGCAGGCCGTAACCTTATAGTTGTTCGGCTCAAGCCGTTCCAGCACGCTTGTGCTACTCAGCCACCAGTCGTCGTGCGCCACTCTGACAGTCGAATTTCGGCGAATGCTCGTGTCAACTCTCTCGCCGATGTGGTAAGCGAGCGTTCTTGCATCGTAGGGCAGCAGGCTTGGATTAATGTTTGCCTCCAATACCTCCCAACGCGTCATCCCTGGATACATCTTCTGGTTGGGATGGAGCGTGTTATTCCACTCTTCATTATCCTTGCGGTCATCGGCTACCAATTGCTCCCAGCTAAAGTATTCCTTGTCTTCGTAGAGTTCATTGGTCTCATCGCTGATTTTTTTGTATTCCTGACGCCATTTACCCTTGCCGTAGAAACGGCCGATACCTTCGTGATTCTTGTGGATTACGCTGCGCTTCTTCGCACCGTTCAGAGGCTCGGCATATTTCTCCTGCGAGTTTAGAGGGGCGCAGAAGCGCACAAACTGGAATACTTCTTCTGCCTTCAAGAACCCCTCCTTATACTGGCTCATCAAGTGGTTCTCCACCTCAATACCAGCGGGTATTCCCCAACCATGGCGCGCGATCAGACGGAACATGTCGCGGAAGCAATCTACAACAAGCCGCTCGTCCTTCTTCCGTGCATAGCTGGCACCAATCACGCACTGGCTCACCACGTCGTAGGCATAGTAGGCGTGTACGCGCTGCTTTGTGTCCTTCAGTTTGCGGGTAAGGTCGACGTCGTCCATCGTAATTTGACTCAGAGAGAAACGGCCACTATGACGATGCATATAAGGCATCTGCTCGTGCATAAACGTGCTCCAGCTCGACAGAGATTTCTCGATGAGAAGCTTGACGGCGGGATCGTTGAGTACATTGCGGATTGTGCTTTCACTCAGCTCCTTCGGGTCTCCGTTTTTATCCGTAAAATCATCTGGATTGAAAAGTTCGCCAGTCTTCGGATCGTAGACATCAAGTTCGCCACACACAAAACTGATATACATCTCGTGTATATTGCTGCCAAAAGGTTTGTTCGGCAATACCGCCAAACCACAAATCAGCAGTTTCGTCTTGTAATCAACCTTCCTCTTGTTCTGATTACCAAACTTGCCACTAATCAAACAGCCATACCCCTTATTTTTATACTCGTTCACCTTTTTGCGAAAACGCAAAGTACTCGCAGGGAGAGTATGGCCATATTCACCACGGAGAGCTTCAATGGCTTGTGCCATCTCTTCCCAGTTGTATTTGCCACCAAATATCTTCTGCGCTGTGGCAGCGCGATTATATAGCTTGATGCAGCAGTTCAATACGCTTGCATTCGTCACATACTCCCTGATTTTCCCGGGCCGCAAGTCTACACCTGTCTTCTCCCTATCATGGTAAAATGCTACAGCTGCCTGGTCGATCTCATAATTGCTACAAACCCATCCTTTTAAGTGGGTCAGATCGCCGTCAGGATAAAGGGCGTGAACTTTTTCTTTATAAGCGAGAGGAAGGCTATCTACTGCAATCAGCGCATAATTACCTGCCGCACCACCGCCGCGACGAACAACGTCGACAATGTTGCGCCGAGTCCAGTTCTGGTAGTTTGCCTGACTGACAATACCATCATTCACCAGATCGCGCGCAGAAATGCACAATTTACCTTCATAGTACTCCATCGCGTACCTCCTCTATCTCAAAGCAGCAGCCCAGTCCTGGATACCTTGGATGTCACTTATCATAACATTCTCAAAGCGGCGTACTTTCGCCCCTTTATTGTACACATCACACCAAGGCTCCTCCTTGGAAAACTCTAACAGGACATCACCAAGATACTGTCTCATATAGCCATCGGAATCGTGAAAAGTTTCCCACTCTGGAGCCTCTATCATAATAATCCCACCGCGCTCCATCGCCAATTTGCGCACCTTCTTTGCTAAATCTGTATGACCACGCTTTGCATCAAATTTTATGGCGTTAAGCACGCTTTGTTCAGTGATGCCGAAAGATTTTGCGATAAACTCGCGATCCTTCTTCTGAATGTGGATATATCTTTTCATCATATTACTTTTTTTAATTCGTTTATTATTCACTAACTTTATAGCCGCGTTTCAAACAAAACAACTATGAGACAGACTACTAACAATTGCACATCAATACCCGTCTTGGTGTTTTACTCTGATACTTTCTCAACAACGAAGAGCAGGGAACTAATCCAAACAGCTCTGAAATCCTTAGCACATCTTCAAAAAATTGCTTGCGTGTGTATTGACCGAATACAGCTGCCAGATGACATTGCAGAAGCCAACGCTCAACTTGGAGCATACACTGAAGCTGATCTTCTATGGTTCCGCTTCTCAAAGCAGTCAGCAACGAAACAAAAGGAGTTTGAGAAATCCATTTGCGCACTCTTTCGGAACGCTCTCCTTGATCCTGTGTGGGTTTTTCTGATGCCTGAAAAGTACAAGCACTTGTTTCCTTCACCTTGGGAGTAATCTGTTTTGTTTTCATAATCTCACTTATTTTAAGTTGTTTGTTATTTACTAATCTTGTAGTTTTACTTACAATTGACATTGTCCATCACCACCAAACAATGGGCGAGATAGCATTTCTCGAGCTAATAGATCCTTGTCTAAATCGCCTGAAGGCATTAAAGGGTAGCTTTGACCGCAACACCGACATACTGCCCTCTGTTGGCCAATATCCACAAGAAGATGGCAGTGAGAAACTAACCGCCCGCGTGCCGATGATAATTTCTGTTGGGATGCAACGTGCGCTACATCTCCAGCAGGTTTTTGAGGCTTACCATGCACTGCTAAGCTATGAATTACCCAATTGCCTTGTAAACGCTCATTCAGAAATCTTGAAATTTCAGTAGCTGAAAATCTTTTGTTACTCATTTCCTTTAATCTTTAAATCTTAATTTCACATTCTGTTTTATCATTCTAAAGCGCGTCTTCAATTCTGAGCGTGTAGCCTTTTTCTAAGAGGGCACTCTTCAGAAACTTCAGATCATATTTATCAACAGGGAAAAATACAGCCTCATTATCCACACTCGGATATGCGCGAATGCTTGAGTTCTCATTAATGAATTTTACAAATTTGTACAACTTCTCAACTGTCTGATCTGTCGCTGTAACTTTTATCACTTTCTTCTTCATAATCTTTAATACTTAAAATTTCATTGTTATAGCCCTTTTTCGTATTTTTGGGCGCATGTTTTATTTCAAACACGTTGCAAATATAGTGAGTTCTCACGAATAACGCAAGTTTTTTCGTGATTATTTTCGATTAAAGTGTGATTTATGATGAAAAAAGGGACTATTCACGAAAGGATAGAACACTTAGTAAAGCGCCTTGCAGGCGGAAAGAATACTGTTTTTGCTGCCAAATTAGGGATTAGTGAGGCTAATATAAGAGGATATATCAAAGGAGTTATTCCAAAAGCTGATGTTTTAGAAAAAATCGTGATTTCATACGAAGTTAATGCTATGTGGCTTCTTACAGGGACGGGGTATGAAACGCTGCCAAATCAGCCAGAAGAAGTGCCTACTCCTCTAACAGATCAATCTGCATTAACAGATGTTTTTAAGACGTATGAACCTTATATACAAAGAAAAGACGCTAAGATAATACAACAAGCAGAGGAAATAGGACGGCTCAAAGAACAGATCCGGCAACTAACTTTTGAAAAAGAAAGGCTTGTTTCCAATGCCCACTCTTCAAGCACTGCAAACGTAGGATAAATCCTTTTCAGATTATCAAAGGTGGAAAAGGGACGCAGAAATAGCATCCTATTAACTTCTTTCGGGTGTTCCCTCCCCCTAAACACCTTATTATTTCCCTGAAATCCCTTTATATATAAGGAGTTTCGGAAAAGAAGCATATCTAAAACCTGCTCTTAAAGTGCTTGTTTCTTACACTTTAAGCCGTTTTTTGTTCGCTGACAACCTCTCTACGGGGGGGGGCTTGGCAAGAGTTTTGAACATCCACTTTTCATAAAATGAACATCCACTTTGAACATCCACCAGAACATCCACTCACTAAAAAACGGTATTTTTCAATATAAAAGGGAGGCAACGGTATAAGAACCGCTACCTCCCTTTGAACACTATTTTAATGGCGTTTTAAGCCCTTTCCTAAGCCTTTCTATCCCTGTCTTTGTATGTCGCCAGAGAACCTCCTGAAATTGGCGTAGATTGCTTTATTACAGCCTATTTCGTGATGATTGTGCCATAAAAAAAAGGACAGACAACCTGCCCTAAAAACCTATACTGTAGTCTATGTAAACCCTCTGTAAGCTAATGTAAACTTATCTTCAAGCTTTGACGCCTCAACCACCCCTTGATGTAAAGCAAAATTAAAGCAATGTAAACGTTTGGTTTTGCGCCCCATCAATCAGCCAACACTCGTAACTCTTTGACACACATACCAATACCACGTTTTTGGCCTCAACTCATTGTATACGCTTCGTTCTGTGCCCTATAAACGTTTTATCGACTATCCAAATCTTGTAGTAGTTTCAAAGAACGATGATAATATGGTAATGGTAGTAGTTGCTGACATCCCTGACAGTATTATGCAGAACATTAACAAATACCCTGAACTTGTTGAATTAAAAGACACATATGACGCTTTTCATCAAGGTGGCTATACATATTAAAGCTCTTACAAGGCAAACTTAATATAATAAGAAGGCGGTTATTACACCGCCTTTTTACTTTTCCGTTAAAATCTTATATGCCTTGTGATACTTCTTCATTCGTTCTATGTCCTTTTCTGTTAATTCATTCAGCCTTGTTATATCCATGTTGTCTTTTAAGTCGCAAATCTTCACTCTACACCCGATAGGATTAGTTTTGCATTGCTGAATGAAATCCAAATAATCCTCACCTCTCTTTCTCGACACTGATAGGACTGCATCTACTACCTCTTGTGGAAAACCAGCCATGAGTAAATATTCCGATGTTATGCCGCCATCTTCTACTGTGTCGTGAAGTAAGGCTACCAGCCTATCTTCCTGACGGGAGCACATTCGTTCAACTCTAATAGGGTGTCCGATGTACGGTTTTCCTGCTTTATCAACCTGATCTCTATGTACTTTTTCAGCAATCTGCATAGCTCTTTCTCGAAGTTTAGTGAAATTTTTCATATTCTTTTTTGCTTATTTCATTGCCATTCATCTTAGACTCAAAAATATCTTTTTCTCTTGAATCTACCTCTGTTTCCTTACGCCCTCTACGCTTGATAAAACAATGTATGGAGTCATCAATAACTTCCATTCTTAACACTATATCCTCGTAGTCATCTTTGAGGTAGACGGCTCCTTTTTTGAGCTTATCACATAAATTTACTAAATCCATTGTGATTTAATTTTATATTGTAAATATAGTTATCTATTACGAGAAAACTAAAAGTCTTATCTACTGTGTGCATAGTATGATTTGGAAAGTTTTGTTAGCTCTGCTATCTTTGCTCTGTCTTTTACTCATCCCCTTATCTCTTCGTAAGATTAATGATTCATCCTCGAATTGTGTTGGCACTTTTCTTTACTCATAAATACCTGTACAATTCGGGGATGAACCTTTAGTCTTGTGCTATTAATTCTCTTCCTTAAGTGAAGAGAGAGTATGGGGAATCTGCTTAAAACCAGAAACCAGCATCGCTGTGCT